CGAGGAGTAAGCCATACCAAGAACCAGGTAATACCATCTCGCAGAATTTAAGCGAAATAGTGTCAGATGCCATACTTAGGTCGACAGTTGCCATTTCATTGGTAACCGACGATTCCTTCGCCAACATCTGATTAATTTCCTGTGTGTTAATGTCAAGATTCCAACGACGTTTTAACTTGCCGCGGATCACGCCATCAACTCCAAGCTGAAGATAAACATTCAGCAAGGGCTCGATTGCAATAGTACGGTCCGTAAGGGCCGTCTTGGACACTGTGGTAATTTTGCTACCATCTACGACGAGTAACACGAACGACCAAAAGTCGTCCATGTCTATGGGGCTACCCACCGGTACCGATTTTTCTTTTCGGTAACGGTCGTCGAGTGCACCGATCCAACGTGGATCGGTGAGGATGGCTTCTTTCACGTAAACCACGGAGCTTGCAGTGACCGAGTACGGAAGGGTGTTCCACTTGTAAAAAGCGGTAACTTTTCCCTTTTGGTACTGAGGCCCGAGCGAAGCTCCGGGTCCGTGATGAGCTAAACCGTAAATACTCTTTAAATTAGGACACTTTCCTAACAAACTTTCGATATCCTTTCTGATATCATCCACAACCCCATAATAATCAGGGTGCGCATCATTGAGTTTTTGAAGACTCAAATGATTACCTGTATTGTATAAACTACAGATTCTCTCAGCTTTTTCAAAACTTTGAATTGCTGGAGAAAGCGTGTCAAGTCCCCGGAATGGGAACTTCTTGAGGAAAGCACCTGCCTGATAATGAGCGAAGAAGCTATATGCTTCTTTCTCTGTACTATCAATGTTACACAACATACTCTGTGGTTGCATAACAGGTACAAGCTCCAAAAGACGCTTAAAGTCACGATTCCGCACACAACCGAGTAATTCAGAAGTACAAATTTCTCGATCAATGTGAGGGCCGTCACCTATAGCGTCTGGTTGGCTTGTAAACCCCAGATCCTTTAACAAACTACCGAAGATCTTCCATTGAAGATCTTTGGGCAAATTGACTTTCATAGTCAATTTCGAACCAGTTTTGATACGTTTCATACCATCACCTCTGTGGATTGTTAGACTATTATGGATTAGCCGGACAACGGGTTTGACTCGTCGTCTCGGTCAGCAGGGGGATCTACCTCAGCCGTTTTCACAAGCGGCGTGGGCTCCTTTACAGGAGCTGCGGTAAAGATCCATCTTAAGATTAACTTTAAGATCTGAGCGAATAATAAAGGCCTAAATTTCCAGGTCATCGTTCAACCTAGCCATAATAGAATCGTCGTCACACAGAGCAATTGCCTTTTGTCGTTCTACCATCACCTCGGCCGGAGTAGCGCCGATTGGGATGGAAAAGGAAACTGTGGTAATCATTGGTGCAGTAACTGCGGAGGTAGAATCAACACCTTCGACACTAATGTCTTTGGTGAATTTGAAGCTACTCTTCGCTACGCCTTTGAAGTTACCAGATTTGCTCGGGGTTGTACGGTAAAAGCCAAGAATCTCTCTTTCTGAGAGAGTATTGTCTGGTCCGTTGTACAACGAGCGGTTTTGGTATTCATCATACCGGGTGTACTCATGGTCCGTTGTTGAAGCATTATTAAGCTCATCAACTGCCAAGGTTATAGTGTTATCTAACATTACTACCTCCAATTCTGACGCGACCACCCGAATTAAATAAAGTTCGAGCGATTGTCGCAAGGTCAAAGATTTTAGCCAGGTCTAAATTGAGCCTGACTGATGGGACGTAGGACTGAGGCGGATTTATTATTCTCCGCTTATAGATTCCTACGCTCGTTTGTGATCCATTGGCCGCAAGAGACGGTGATGTCACCCATGTATACTGACTGGGGACACTGCCGCGGGACGCTGTTACAGCAATATCGCTGTAGCTCAACGTCCTTATCTCTGTTACCCATGAACCTAAAGGGAGAAGTCCGGTATTGTCCGTCCACATTGCAATCAAATCACCGATATTAAAGAACCAATCGATGATAAATGAGAACGGCATTAATTCCCACGCTGTTTCCAGCGGTTGGTCAATACCCCAACTCGCTAATATGCTTCTCAGATCGTCTTCGATCCGATAAAGCACTCCTGCACGATAATTTGTGCCGGTGCGACTTGTCCGATTCCACAGTGCTTTTGATCTTCCGTACTGGTCACTTGTTTCATATGACGAGGACGACACATCGTTAACAAATTTAAACCCACGGCCAGTTGCACGGCTGTTTTTCTTGATGGTCTTATGAGCGGCATCAACTGCCTGCTTCATTTCGAACACAAGGGGTCTAAATGCATAACGATATTCCAACCACAAAGCGGAAATTCCGTCTGCGTATTCACGCTTGGACGTTTTCTTTGCAGCCCGATAAAGGGCTTGAAAGACGCTGATTTTCCGATTAAATAACCGGATTACCGAAATACTTCTCCGGAATATAGCAGCGATCCAACGGATTGTCTCTGGGAGTTCACCCACAGACGCCAACAATTGTATTTCACTCTCGTCGACATTGGCCCAAGCCTGAGTAATCGCTTCATTGCGATCATCCCAGTTAGAGTCAAATATGTCGCCAAAGTTAACATGGTTCGCAGGAAGCGAACTGTTTGCAGTACTAGGAAAAATCGGGAAATCGGTGTTATACCGATTCGAGCCCGACTCCGCAGAGTGATGCAAAACGTAGTCAACTAAAGCAGGAGCCATCGTACTATTAAAGTCGGACTTAAACATGGGCGATAGTATTACCTCGCCAGCTTTAGACCGAGCTTTAAAATTCGGCGTCTCCAGATCATACATACTGGAGTGCTGAATTCCCGATACACCTTCCACTTCCCAACTCACTGGATTGTCATTATGTTCGACATAGCAGTGAGCTGTATAGTCGTGGTAGGTCACCTGGTTCCGAAACTCTCTAAACCTCATAATATTCCTCTCTTCGGAGAAAGAAATTTATGATACAAACATACACATTCTCCACTAGTGCATGCCGCAGCTGTACACAGAACCATTTCTGTACACAACGGTCTGACACTTTTGGAAACCCCACATTCCAGCTGGTAGTCGATCTTGTACGCGCGACCAATACGGTCCGCCACGCGACATCAATCTACTCCTGTGAATGTGAGATCATCCTTCCTCTCCTTAAAATACGTTATTTACTCCACCGTGCAACTGCCGCTCACGCGGAACTAAACTTACCAACTAACGCTATCCGTATCGATTCCGATCTCGTGAGAGATAAGAAAAGATCCAGTAGCGCCTTGTGTTTGTCTAGACTCTGGAATTAACCAGACAGTCACCTTGGTGAAATAAAACGTACAGGAGAAAGAGGGATTTGGGCTAATTGCCCTTGTGCGCC